TCCAAGAAGAAATCCAAGAAGAAATCCAAGAAGAAATCCAAGAAGAAATCCAAGAAGAAATCCAAGAAGAAATCCAAAAAGAAATCCAAAAAGAAGATAAATTATTTATAATATGGATTTATCGTTGACAACAACAATTAAATCATTTTCAAATTGTTTCATGCTTTCATCTATTAATTTTTCTAAATCCGAAGTTGATTTATATTGAATGATTTCGTTTTCAATGATTTCGTTTTCATCAATAACAATATTCTCTGGAGCAACTGAGGATGGTGATGAAACTTGTAAAGAAATATCTTCTGTAGATTTTGTTTGTTTCAGATTTTCAATTTCCATTTTGGAATTACGTATTTCTTTCTTCATTTTCTTCATTTGTTTCAACAACTTTTTGTAGACAAGATTCTTATCTTCTTCTACTTCATCTATTTTAATTCCAACCACCTCTTTTTCATTATTGGCGACTGAGTAAGATGTTTCAATGTCAATGAACAATATAAAAAAAAGAACAATATAAAACATGTAACTGTTTCTAGTGGAGAAGTATAGAAATAATAAAATCATTGTAATTGAAATAAACAAAAGAAATGCAGAAGCAATTTTTTTTAATAATAAGTATTTATTATTATTTTCTTCAATGTTTGCTATTACAACTGTAGATGCCATTTATTATATATAATGATATAGTTTGAATTTTTTTTATTAAAAAAAATATGAATTTAAACACAATTCAATAATATGTATAAAAAAAATGAACGTTCCAATATTAGATGAAAATGGCAATGAAATAAATATGGGAAATGAATGTGTTATATGTTTTGAAAAAATGGGTAATGAAAATAAATATAAAATTGCGGAATGTAGACATGAATTTCATAGTGAATGTTTATTGTCTTATTTCAGAGTCTCAAATAATACAAACTGTCCATTATGTAGAAATGTTCGTGCAACTTCGGATAATTTAAAAATAATCTTGAATCACGCCAGAAGAAAAAATGCAAATAAAAAAATACTTAGCGAAGTAAAAAAATATAGAAAGTTACAACAATTAGTAAAGGAAAGTGAAAAAGAGTTGAAAGAATTTAAAGAAACTCATAAAGACATCTTAAAATTAAGAGACAAGATTATTACGAACAGACGTAATTATGGAATGAGATTACGTAGGATGAAGTATAAATTGAGAAGCTTTGTTCTAGTTCCGAATGTATTTGTTTACGGGCGATAAATCAATCATCCATCATTCTTATATTGTTTTTTTTCTTAACCCACATTATAGTGTTAAGAAAATATACTTATCCAACAAAAAAAATTAAATGGTTAATAGAGTTGTGAAGTAATTATCTCCATCTATTTTATAACCTATAATTTTTATTTTGTATTTATTGGGATGATCAACATTGACAATGTATTTAGTAATTTCTTCTGAATTCACATATGAGAATAGGTTCAAATTATAATCAAATGTATCATCTACTTCAATTTCAACATAATATCCGACATTATATTTTTTCTCAATCCAATCAACAGCAATTTTTAATGCTTTTTCAAATGAATTGGTGTTTTGCGCTAAATATGTTGTGTTTTTAGTAACTAAATTATTTCTAAAAAAATAAGGTTTCACTAAACTGGCATATATTGTGTCGTAAATTGTGTATTTTTGGAAATCATTATTTTCTTTGTTTGCTATCCATTCCAAAACAAATTTCTCATCTTTTAAAATAACTTGATTCTGAAATTGTTCAAAATCTTCAACATCGGAGTAAAAATATTGTAAAAAGGTATATTTTCTATAATTCAAAATATTTTGAAAATTTCTGTTGATTTCAATCCTCAAGAAATAAGTTAGCCTTTTCAAAAATTCTGTTGATTTCAAAACCAATCTGTTATTTTCAATAACCCCAGAATCAACATATGAAAATGAGTTTTTCAATTCTTTGTCATAATAAGAAAAATTATTATTAATCTTAATCTTTGTTCTAACAAAATCCATTATTAAATCTTGATCAACGACTTCAATATTCAACAATGGATTTATTTCTTGCTGTTCATAAATATAATTTGAATACATCCAGAAAAAATATTCTAGTAGATAAGCTGCAATTTTTTTATTTAAATTAAATAATCTGAGATAGTTTTCTTCGGTAAACCCTATCATCAATGAATAATCTTCTCTTACTGTTTTAATATTAGGCAATACATAATCATTAAAATATATCATAACGCTAATTGAACTAAATTTTGCATTTAGTTCTGTAATTCTATTATTTTCATTTTCAATTATCCGTTGAGATAAATCTTCCAAGTTTAAATATTGAATAACATTATTTATGTCACTGTTGTTAATCAAATAAAAATTATTATCTATTGGTAAATTTAATGGATAGATTGGTTTTTGTAGGAATAATGAATTAATTTGATTGTTCAATTTAAAATTTAATACTCTTGTTTTACCGAATTCATCAATATTTTGTGATATCAAATTAAGTTGATTCAAATTATAATCAACATTTTCATCTAAATAATTAATATTGTCTAATTTATTATATATATAAATCATCCGTTGAGCAATTTCGGAATCATAATCAAATTCACACTGAACATCATTAGCTATTTTATTATTTGACAAAGCTATAATTTCGCATTGTGGATATTCAGAAATATCACTTTCACTACCGCCGTGAATATAAATGAACACGCATTTGTTTTTATTTGATTTTTTATAATATCCATCCTTGTGATGAGGTAAAGACATATATTCCGAGTTATCTTCATTTCTAATAAATAAAAATATGTTGTATTTGTAATATTCTTCAAGTATTCTAACATATTGCAATGGATTGAAATAAGATTTAACATCCTTAATTTCTGTTTTTATTTGTCTTATTGTTTTATCAAAATTTTCTTGTTTTGATAACGGGGCATATCCTGAAAACATTTTTCTTAAATCTTCTGTGTATAACCAAAAATTATTATTATCAACATTTGTTGGCGATAAAATATGTATTGTTTGAATGCAATCTATAAAACTATTAGGACTTTTTTTTACGCCAAATCGGTAAAATGTATATTCATCATTATTTTGAACATTTTCAAATAGAATATTTAATTTTGGGGGAAGCATTCCACTACAAAGTTCTTTTACAAACTTATTTGTTTTTATTTTATCTTGTTGATGTTTATTCAATTTATTTTTAATTACATCTATGTTCTTGTTTTCAACGCGTTCTTCATCAACAATTTCATTATTTTCAATATCCTCATCTTCTTCAATTATTATTTCATCATCCCCTTCAAACTGAAAAAATTTTGAAATCATCTGATCTTTTTTTACCGCATCCATTAATTTCTTTTTTTGCGGGACAGGAAAACAGCAAGGAAGATATTTGAAAATATTATTGTTTTTTAATTTATTTTCTTTCAAGCCTGGATACAAATGCTTATTTTTTCTATTTCTCTCAGTATCGCATATATATCTTCTTGGTTTGAAACCACTTATTTCCTTACTCGGGAAAATCAATATATCTTTATTATTTTCAATGGCAATTTTGTACATATTATTTTCATCAATTTCAGTTCCATTTGATAAATGTTCTTGATAATTATTGTAATCGTCATCTATATTTTTAGGATACTTTTGGCAAACGTTACGAATGTATTCACCTTTCATGAAAATAGAAGGTTCTAAATTTTCAAGTTCCTTTGATTTCACTAATTCAGTTGAAAGATTCTTTTTTTCTTTAGTAAAATCTTTGAAGCCTTTGATATAAAGGCGATAAACTTTTGATATATTACCGAATTCGTTGTAATAAATTTCCAACAACCTAGATAAAATAAATTGGAAATTTCTGACGCTTTCAATATTTTTACATTTAGTGATATGAACTTGGATGTATGAATTATCCGAAAAATACTTGTCGTCATCGCTTTTTTTAAGATTTTTGTACTTATTACCTTTCTGTTCAATTAAACTGGCTGTTATTTCCCCCGTGCTTTCATGATTAAAATATATTGTTGTTTTTGAAAAGGGTATGCCTTTGCTTTCATTTATATTTATAAATTTAATGAAATTAGGATTTGTTAATATAAGATCTCTGAATACAGTTTTATTTAAATTTTTATTTGGGAAATCATACATGCCTCTTATCAGAGAACAATATTCATTTATGATTGGTATATCATGTTTCGGGAATATATTAAAAAATGCATTCATTAAATATTCTTTTGATATGTATGTAACATTAAAATCAAATACAACATTAAAAGTCTCGCTTATTGTAACTTTAACATAATTACTATCAAAATCATCTTGTTTTTTTTTGATTATTTTTTTAAGCAATTTCTCATCTGTATAATTTTTCTGTCTCTTATTACGATTACGATTTTTTTCTTCCTCCTCTTCCTCTTCTTCCTCTTCTTCCTCTTCTTGGACGTTTTCTTCTTCCTCTTCCTCGTTTTCATCATCAACTTTTTCAACCTCATCTTTTTTTGTTTGTTTGTTTATTTGTTTTTGTTTCAAAACATATATTATTATTAAATTTTCTTTATCATCATCATCTTCTTCTTTTTTAATCCAGTGTTCGGGTGGAATAAAATCCCCAAATATTTTATAAAATCCAGATTTTTTACAAGAAGCAAATTGAATAATAGAATTTAATTCAATAAAGTTAAATAAATCAAGTAAAGATATTGTTTTTGGTATATCTAATTGAACATTTAAAATATTTTCTTCCAGTAAAAAATCTGTGTGATAGATGCCTTTTAATTTACTTATTAGTGTATTAATAGAATCATTACCTTTCTCTTTGATTTTGAATGCTTTGATTTCGCTTTCAATTGTCTGTCTTTCTTTTTTGTGATTTATTAAAATTGAAGTAATGTCATCTTGAGAAAACACAATGTTCATATTTTTTAAAGATTGAAATAATGAATCATTTAAAATAGTAGAAATAAACATTTCATTATTATTCTCTATGAAATCATTTAACAATTGGATGTATTTTGTGTTATAAACAATAAATGGTCTAACTACGTCTTTTAAAATGTTATATCTCTTTTTGAATTTTGGTAATATTGAATTACATAAATTTGTAAAATATTCAGATGTATGATTATAATTTGAAACATCACTAACATATTCTTTAATTGTGTTCAATAAATCTTCAACTATGTATTTATTGTTGTTTTTAAAATCAGAAAAAGAAGTTGCATCGTCGGGAAAAAATAAATATTTTGGTAATGTGTTTAATTCAAGTGAAATTTTTTCATTTATGGTTTGTTCAGAATCCAATGCTGATATTTTTATTTTTTTATCGTTAAAAAATATATTCATTTTATTATTATATTTTATAATTTATAATTTTTATTTTTATAAATTATATAAGAGTTTTTTATCCCTATTCTCAATTCTCACTAAAAAAAATGTCCCTTGCAAAGTCTGTTTACTTCAACGTTTTAAAATAGTCATCAAATGTATCGGCAAATGCTTGTAAGTCTTGACATTTTCTTCCTCCATTATATAAAATTCTTTTTCTTTTATAATAAATCATATAACTTGGGAATCCAACTAAATTAGGATATATGCTATTCATTTTAGGCTGTAAATCTTTAACTAATGGTTCTTCGCTATCAGCTTGAATTGTCGCACAAAAAAATGTATTGACATTATTTTCAGCAAATTGTTGAAATTCTGGTTTTGCTACTCTGCAATGACCGCAAAAATTTGCTTGAATCAATATAAATATAGGTTTATCATCTTGTGGAATATTTTGATTAATTATATTACCATTATCGTCAAAATCTGATGAATCTAAATACGCTACTGGTTTTGTTAAAAATTCCATTTTTTTTATTTTTTATTATAAAAAAGTTTTTTTTATAAATTGTTATTTTTTATATTTCTTTAAATAAAAAAATGCAATCGCCAAAAAGAAAATCCCTTCCAGCAGGTTATGAAATCAATCCTGAAACCGGACGTAGAAGAAAAGTATGCCCTCCCGGCAAAGTTAGATCTCCAGGAAAACCTTATTGTATAAAATTAAGATCTGGGTCTCCAAGACGTAAATCAAAATCCAAAAGAAAATCTCTTCCGGCAGGTTATGAAATTAATCCAAGAACTGGACGCAGAAGAAAAGTATGTCCTCCAGGAAAAGAAAGAGCTTCATATCATCCATATTATTGCATAAAATCTCCAAGACGTAAATCTAAATCCCCCATTCGTAAATCTAAATCCCCAAGACGTAGATCTAAATCCCCCATTCGTAAATCTAAATCCCCAAGACGTAAATCCCCAAGACGTAAATCCCCGAAAACAGATGACTGTTGTGTTTGTTTAGAACGAACTAATAGAGCAGTTTCTTCGTGCAATCATCCTTTATGCCATGATTGTTTGACTGGAATGAGAAGATCCGGAAGAAGTGTGAAATGTCCATTATGTAGAGGACCGTGTTCTGGATTGTCGCAATTAAGATAAATCCTAATTTAATTTTTTATTTTTTTTATTTTTCGTTAAATAAAAAAAAAATACCATCGCCAAAAAGAAAATCTCATTGTATTTTCTGTATGAAAACTTGTGTATTGTGATTGGGGTGGATCATCTTATAGCATTTTTTATATGAATTCAGAAATGCATCAATTCCAAAACTTGCATCATGCCATCCATAATCATCAAAAATTAAATATCCATTAACTTTCAATTTTCTGAATGACAAAACAGCATCTTCTATAATAAATTGGGGTTCGTGATTTCCATCTATGTAAATAATATCAAAATGATTATCTGGTAATTTGGGTATTTCTTCGTTTGAAAATCCTCTATGAATAACAACTTTATCTTCCATATTATTGTTTTTTATATTTTGACAAAATGAATTGTATATTGAATCTTGCTTGCCTTTGTATTCTGGATATTCATCATAATCAATCCATGGATCTATACAATGTAATTTTGATTCAGGATGTTTTCCATAATAAGATTCTCCAAACGATATCAAATTAGCGCCATAAAATGCCCCAATTTCTAAATAATTTATAGGTTGATTATCTTGAGGTTCCGGAATAAGTCCGAACCAATTGTCGACGCATCTATATTTTTCTCCTTCAATTTTCATTTAATCTTTTTATTATTAAATGAAAATTAATTCTTTATATGCATTTACATCATTTTTTGTTTACAAATATTTTCCTATGACATGAGGATATGTTTTTACCGGGAGACTATAAATTTCTTGAACATGCCCATCTCGCACATATCCGTCCCATAAAAATTTCATTTGAGGGATATAAACATCATCATATATTAAAATGCTTTCTTTCTTAATCATTGATAGCGTGTTAAAAAAATCACAATTAGCATCATTGAATTCATGACTTCCATCAATATGGACAATGTCATAGAACTTTTCAGGATTTTCTGTTTTGAATGATTGTAAAGTTGATACTGAATTCCCTTCTATTAAATTTAATCTCCCTGGAAAACATTCCGATAGATATTGAAAACAAAGTTTAGTATAAGAATGCTCACATATATCAAAACAATCAACTTTGTTTTCGGGATTGGAAATTAAAAATAACAAACATGAATGCCCGGCATTAAATCCAATTTCAATGATATTTTTACCTTTTCTTCCTATGCTAAATAAATTAATTTCTTTATTGCAATCATCGATTCTCTCAAATGATTCATGTTTGTAAAAACAATTCCCTTCCATTTTTTCACCAGTACTTTTTACTATCTCTAATAATTTTTCAAAAATTTCATCGTATTTTTCTATAGAAGCTATATATTCTTCTTTAGTGATGTAGTTAATTAATGAATTCGCTGAGCTATGGCATAATTTTCGCTCGTTTTCCTTTTCATTTTTTAGTTTATTATCTAAATGGTCTCTGACTGGTCCAGATAACCAAATCATTCGGTCATTATAACTTTTATCATCGTCTACGTCTAATCTATCCGGACAAAAATCTTTTATTAAATAACTTAACAAATCACCTCTGACTCCCGCAAAATGTAAAACAAAATGTCCAGGGAAATAATTGAACCAGTATGAATTAAATTCAATAGGGTCAGTTACTTGTATACGATTTTTACAATCAAGATAATTTAAATCGTGTAAATTGATGAACGAACCTTGCTCCCAATTTAAGTATCTTTGATTTTTATCTTCTTCGGGGTCAAATTCATTATCATAGACTTTTTGTAAAAATTCTTTTGAAAAATCTGTGTTCTTAACAAATAAAAATCCAGTGTTTATCATTTTCCAATCACTTCCGCATATGATATCTGCATTTTGGTATTTTTCAATGAACTGTTCTAGTTTTATTTCAGAATTCATAATTAAAATATCGGCATCAATCCAGATCAGGTAATCAAAATCAGATAAATACTTTAAAATAAGCAGCAATTTGCTCCACGGAATAGGTTTGTCGGGATTATAAATTGACTCATCTTCTATAAAAGTGTAATCATGTTTTTCACAATATTTAATTTTATTCGTCAAAGTATATTTGGTATATTCTTTATATTCTTTTCCTATACTCAAAGAACACACTCCAATCTTAATTTTTCTATCCATTTTTTAATAAAAAAATTCATATCTATAAATCTAATTTTTTTACAATATCTAACTTTTTATTAGATTTTTATATTTTTTTTTATATAAAATAAATGTTCACTGATCAACCCGGAAGATATTTTGCAATTCTTGTTTTTGCACCTATATTAATTTTCAAAGGAGTTTACAACTCTGATTACTTATTACTTATTCTAGGTCTTGCTCTTTTTTTTTGGGATTTATATTGGATTTTGTTCAAAAAACCGAAAATATCAGTTCATTCATCTTCTTTTGATGACTAAGACCGTTTTTTCTGCTTTCATCATCTTTAAATAAAAAATTGAAAAAAATAAAATTTAAAGATTTGAAAAGTAGAATATACCATATACCGAAAACAAAATGAGTTCAGAAAACAAGAAGATTGCCGGCGCTACTATTGCGATTGATTTAGGAACAACTTATAGTTGTGTAGGAGTTTTTCAAAATGATAGAGTTGAAATTATTTCTAATGATCAGGGGCAGAGAACTACTCCATCTTATGTTGCTTTTCTACCGGACCAAAGATTAGTTGGAGATGCTGCCAAGAACCAAGTTTCTATTAATCCTGAAAACACCGTTTTTGAAGCCAAGAGATTAATAGGTCGTAAATTTAGTGATCCAGTTCTTCAGGCTGAATTGAAGCATTTCCCTTTTAAAGTTGTCAGAGGTGATAACGACAATCCTTTAATTGAAGTTCAATATTTAAATGAAACAAAGCAATTTAAGCCTGAAGAAATTTCGTCAATGATTTTGGCATATCTTAAGGATATTGCCGAGAAATATTTGGGGGAAAAAGTAGAAAATGCCGTTATTACTGTCCCAGCATATTTTAATGATCAACAACGCCAAGCAACTAAGGATGCTGGATTAATTGCTGGATTAAATGTGTTGAGAATTATTAATGAACCTACAGCAGCAGCCCTTTGCTACGGTTTTGAAAAGAAGGAAGATAAAGAAAGAAACATTCTCGTGTTTGATTTAGGAGGAGGAACTTTTGATATTTCTATTCTTTCTATAGAAGAAGGTGTTTTTGAGGTTAAGTCCACTGGAGGAAACACACATTTAGGTGGTAGTGATTTTGATAATAGAATGGTTGATTACTTTGTTGATGAATTCAAGAAGAAATATAGAAAGGATTTGTTAACTTCAAATAGAGCCATTAGAAGATTAAGAAGTGAATGCGAGAGATTGAAGAGACAACTTTCATCATCAACTAATGCGTATTTAGAAATTGATGGGATATTTGAAGGCATTGATTTCACTTCATCAATGTCTCGTGCTACATTTGATAATATAAATTCAGATCTCTTTAGAACTTGCATGGAGCCAGTTGAAAAAGTTTTGAGGGATTCTAAACTTTCAAAATCTCAAATTGATGAAATTGTTTTAGTTGGAGGGTCTACGCGTATTCCAAAAATCCAACAACTTCTATCTGATTTTTTCAATGGAAAAACTTTGAACAAGGAAGTTAATCCAGATGAGGCAGTTGCTTATGGAGCAACTATTCAAGCGGCTATTTTATCTGGATGTAAATCAAAGTCAATTGATGACTTGATTTTACTTGATGTTTGTCCTCTAAGTCTTGGAATTGAAACTTCTGGACAAGTTATGACAGTATTAATTCCCCGTAATACAACTATTCCAACAAAGAAGACTCAGACATTTTCTACATACACCGACAATCAACCAGGTGTGGAAATTAAAGTATTTGAAGGAGAAAGAGCAATGACAAAGGATTGTAATTTACTTGGTTCATTTAAATTAGATGGCATACCGCCAATGCCTAGAGGAGTTCCTCAGATTGTTATTTCTTATGACATAGATTCTAATGGAATAATGAGTGTTTCGGCTGAGGAAAAGTCAACGGGGAAGAGTCAAAAGATCCAAATTACAAATGATAAAAGTAGAACGAGCAAAGAAGATATTGAACGAATGATACGAGAAGCAGAATTATACAAGGAACAAGATGAACAAGCACGAAAGAAGATTGATGCTAAGAATAGTCTTGAAAATTACATATATGGTTTGAAGTCTTCAATGCTTGAGGAGAAATTTTCACAAGCTCTTGGGGAAAATGACAAGACATTGATTAATGAAGAGATTGAATCAGCATTGTCTTGGTTGAATCAAAATCAAGATTGTGATGTTGACATTTACAAGAATAAACAAACTGAAATTGAAGGGAAGATTAATCCGATTATGGAAAAAGTGAGTCAACAAATGCCGCAGGGTGGCGGAATGCCTGGCGGAATGCCTGGCGGAATGCCTCAACAATTTAATCCCGATATGAAACCTCAACAGCAAAGAGCTCCTGATGTAAAAATTGAGGAAGTCGACTAAGAAAAAACTTTTATTTTTTTTTTTTATTATATATTTTTTTATAATAAAAAAATGAATAAAATCATTGAAAAACATCCCAAATTTTTCTGGGGAACTATTATAGTATTGTTTGCAATATCAGTTGGCATAGGAGTTGGTATAGGAGTTGGTTTACAAAAAAATCAGACTCAAACTCAAACTCAGACTCAAACTCAAGAAGAAGTATTTGAAAACTTGGAATTTTACAAAATAGATTCAGACGGGATTAAAAAAAAATTCGCGATTGACAATTTTCTAGCAAAATATAAAAATAGTGATAGTGAAATACTTGCGATAACATATCCGCGATTTTTAAAAGTTGGTAGAATAAAAAAAATAATTATAAAAGCTACAATAGATCCATTATCTCCATCTTACGCAAATGGTTCTAGTTTTAGATTTTACTTAGCAGATTATCCCGGAAAAAATCCCGTTATTGAAGGAGGAAACACGAAATTTGATGTTAGTCTTAACCCTGCATTTCAAACTCCTCAAACTGCTCCAAAATTATATTTCTCCCCTAATATTGACACACCGCAAACTTTTGAATTTACAGCCGGGGTTGATGGATTCCCAGAAATTCAAACATCTGTAGGTCAATCTATCAGGATTTATTGCGAGGAACAAAATGGCGCTGGATTAAAAGACATAAGCGTTATTATTAAATATTCTTCTGTGGAAAAGTCGTATATAGCTATAGAAGAATAAAAAAATCTTTTTTTTAACGTTAAAAAAACGTTAAAAAAATATGTTTGTATATAATTTGTTAAATTAAATTATCAGTCCCTTTTCTTTCATAACCTCACTAATTTTTTCGCATATAACTGGTCTATCCAAGTCATACCAATAAATATATTTTCTGACTAATTTTTCGTCTGTCATTCCTAAAATTTTGTCTTTTAATTTTTTCTTAGTTTGAGAATCCACTAGCTCTTTGAAATCCATCTTTTTGATTTTTTTCCATCGTTTTTTATCATCTTCATTTAATGGAGGTTTGACTTCAAAAGCATTTAATATATCAATTAAATCAAACATTTCAAATGTAGAGCAAACTTTTCCGCTTGGAATTTTATTTTTCTTAGTAGTTTTTTCTTGTAATATTTTTATAATTTTAAAATTTATAACATCAGATTTTTTATCCTTTTCATAATACCCATAATACCCATATGGATTATTTTTTATTTCTTCAATCTCATCAATATCTTTAGAAGCATCCTTATTTTTAAACATTTCAATTATATCACTGTTTTCATCTAATTCGCAATTATTCCACCCATCATCTATATTTTCAGATATCATGTATCTTAAGGTTTCATAATTTTTCAATCTTTCATTATATAACATCCATGAAATATAAACACCATTCTCAAATTTTTTATATTTTCCAGAAAAAAATTTACTCAACAGATATTTTCTATACAATTCATTTTCAGATTTATTTTCTTCTTCGGCAATTATACAACTTTCTAATAATAATTCTTGATATTGGATATCTATTTTTTTCAAACAATTTAAAATTTTACTTTCAAATTTTTTATCATTTTCATTTATAGAAAACAACTCATCCATTATTCCAGGGACATTTTCTTTAACAACATCATCAAATGCGTCTTCAAAGGTAAAAGAATCTTCTGTTATATTTGGATTTTTTGTATAATACTCCATTAACACTTTTTGACTTGAAAAATTATCTGTTAAGAAATATATATTGTTATCTTCATGCAAATAGCAATTAATGCCATATTTATTGACGATAGTTTCTTTTTTTGTTATGATATCCTTTAAAACTTGTATAATATAATTGTTTTCTTCTTTAGGGAACTGTTTCTTAAAGATTGAAAAATGAATCTTGAATGTCTTTTTAAACATATCAAAAATTATATTCTTTATATTATTGTATCTTTCAGAATTTTTGAAATAATATATGAAGTCACTTGAATAATCTATTATCACATTATCATTATTGAAATTTGGAACGTAATCATCACATTCATATTGACATTTTACATAATCACATTCCCTAAGTCTGTCATATCCTCTTATTAGATTTCTCTCCTTGTTCAATTGACAATCAACTGCTGATTCCTTTATGACTCTTTCAACTCTTTTGATATTCACATCTTTTATTTCAGAAATTTTGTAAAATTCTAAATCAACTGATGGAGTAGTTTTATTGTTTGGAATTGAAACATATTGAAAAATTTTCAAATCAGGGAAACTGATATTTTCTTTCTCACAAGATTCTATAATGTCTTGAATATCATCTAATTCGTTATTCACATTGTAATTATACCCTAAGTCATTTAATTGTTGTTTGCAATCATTAATCAATTCCTTATGGGAACCATAACGAAATCCTCTAGCAATTGCCTGATCTATTTCGGCATAATTATAATGCGGAGTAATTATATGCTCTTCTTGTATATTTTTAAAAGAATATCCTTCTGAGATTGAACGAGAACCCAAAACAACGCTTATATATTCTCCATATTTATTTTTTGGTTCATTGAATTTATTTTTCACATATTCAAAGTTTGTTTTGCCTGTTAAAAACAATGCGAATCGTTTTTTCTTGGATTTTTCACCTCCTGAACTTGAAGAAAATCCAAATTTTTCCAACAAAAGTGAAAAGACAATTAATCCTCCTCCTGAAACTGAATTACAATACACAAACGACGACTTTTTATTTTCATAAGCATTAAGTAAGTTTCGGATTATTGTTGAATATTTAGATGAATATTTGTCTAACTTTTTTAATTTTTTTTCATAGTCATTACCAGTTAAATCTAGTTCATCGTTCATTTCTTTTGTAAATTTAAAATTTCCTTTTGAATCTTCCTTTACATATTTTTTGAATCCATCATCGCCATAACTACCATCTGGAAAAATAAATAATGAAGAATGTCTAGAATGGTAATAAAATGATGAATCTGACTTACTACCCGCTCCATCAAAAAGTTTCTTCTTTATTTCATTTAATTCGCTTGTTTCTACTTTTATATTTTTATAGTTTCTACGAACAATGTTGTTTCTCATCAATATTTCATCCTTTTTTATAAAAAAAACATTGTAAGAAACAGAATCTCCTCTATAAATAGGCATCTTTAAAATTTCACAATTGTTCAGTTGATTTTTAAGACTTTCTTCATTGTAATTTGTTGGGGCTTTCAAGACTATTAATGATGCCTTTTCACCGTCAAGTAATTCCTTTATAATATCAACAACGTTCACATCACTCAAAAATAAATCCATAACTTCTTTGTTCAAATAATCCTTTCCTCCCCAAGGCGGATCAAAAAATACGCAATCTTGTATTAGACTACCATAAACTTTAAGATAGTCTTCGCAAATAACATTAATTGTGCTATAACCATATAAATTAACATTATGTTTCAGAATTTCACAAGTTGCTGGTTTTATTTCAACTGAATTCACATTTTCTATTCCATTATTAAAAAAACTTATTGTGTTACCCCCTATATTTGATGTAGCATCTGTTATTGTTATATCAAATTGATTTTTATCCTGATATAAATCTTTAATTTTTTTCGTAATTTTATCAGCTTCATGCCAAGGTGTAATACTATATAAAGATTCCTTTGTGATTTTAATTTTGCTTAAATCAATATGATCATCATTTATATTTCTAAATCTGAATAATCTTTTTAATTTTTTATCATTTACAACCACTAGATTTTCTTCATTTTCTTCTTCTTCAATCATATCATCACCCCATCCCTTTTTTTTGTCTCCGGTAATTGGTTGTTGTTCTTTTGTTTCTTCAGCGCCACCACCTTCTTCTTCTTCTTCATCCTCAATGTCTTCTTCTTCAAAACTTGTATCTTCTTCAGAGCTTTCAAATCTTTCATCTTCAAGATCATTTTCTGTTGACAATGACTCCAGATCATTAATATCATCTTCATCTTTTTTACCTTTTCTATCTTTTTCATAAGCAACTTTGTAAATTTTAGTTTGTTCATTTGACATTATCACTGGAAATACTGTAAAATATTTTAACGGGTTCATTTTTTCTCCAATAAATTTTTTTTTTACTTCTGAAGATACTGATTTCAAATAAGCCACTCGCCCTTTAAATTTACTCTTTAATTCA